CGCCCCGCGATACTCGAACCCGCATACCAGCGCCAAAGCCTCGCATTACGAGCCCGAGAACCCGAAGTCAGCCCGTTAGTCCAATNCGCGCCCGCAANCAGCTTGACATCGCCATAAGTGCCCTGTTTATAGAGTGATCCTTTGACACCGGGCAGGTCATACCATGCCCATGCGAGGTCTGTGAATGTCAATAACGCCAAATCAAGCGTGCCGTTTGTAGCTGTCGGGGAAATAAATTCAAGCCTTTCATCCGAGGCATCGTCATACGTGACAGCTACACCAGGTGTATGAGGGGCAGCATTGTATGTGATTTTTAGAGTCCTTTGCGGGTTTGATGTCGGGATATAGACATCTTTCAGTCCTGTCAATGCCGCCAACAATCTGGACGGCTGCGTTGCATCTTCATCGAAATAAACCTGTATCCCGCCTGTAGCCGCATCTGCATCGTGCTTAACAAGCAGGGTATAAGCGCTGCCAAACGTGAGCCATTTATCAACCCCATCATTAGCCATATTGCAGCAGAGATAAGGATTCCCGTCTGCGCCAAATTTGACATATAACGGATTGCCACCGGGGCTTGCTGCGTGAGTTATCGTCAGCGTTGCCGAGGCAGTAATGATTGATAATGCCCCGCCGTCAAATCTGTATGATTGCTCATCAAGCCATTGCCACAAAGCACCGCAGCAATCCTCACAACCTATATTGCTGATCATTCTGCGTCCGGCGGTATCCACGTGACCCGTAGTTGTCCCGGGGTCTGCGCTGCCTGCTATATTTGTTTCTTCGTTGCTTCCCGCTGCGGCACTCTGAAACTCTCTGTCTTTCAGTAATCTCTTTCCGACAGCAATGCCATCATCAACGAAATCCATGTGGTTACGGGTATCGGATATTGTCCCGCCATTGACGGATTTTGTATTTGCGCCTGTACCTGATGGCAGATAAATGTCTACCCACAAATCAGTCCCTCTATCGTAGACCATACCTTCAGGGGAGATGCTTCCAGATTTATGGTTTAAGTCCCATATAGATGTAAATATTATGTCGCCAGCTAAAAAGCCTGTAAGGGGATTTCCCGAAATTGTGCCTACATTGACGCACTCACAATGAAACCCGCCCACCTTGCGTGAGTTGGATGATGTATATCCATCGGGCACGGTAGAATTTGCAGACAAGACAAGTTTGGGTGAACCGCTCACATCTTCGCAAGCATAAACGTAGAAATCCTTACCTGCCCTATTTGCAGCGGTTGTGTAATCTGTGCCTGATGTGGTGTCCCAGCTTGCCGAGGCTGATAAATCTATTTCCTGCTGAGTGCTGAGATAATACCCGGCATCATCAATATTCACAGTCATTCTGCTTGGGGAAAGCAGAGTGTATCTATTGGCCGCAGTTGTGTATGGAGTCTTCAACGCCCATGCAACATCCCTTTCATAATGGGCTGGGAGCGCAGCTATGATAGCCGCGCTTAATCCTCTAATTTGTTTCGTGTTTATCATAATATTACCTCACAAATTTAACTATATTTGATCGGTACTTCGATTTCGAGCACATCCCCGACGTCCATTGCCGATGTTATGTGCAAGGTTGTCGTCGAGTCCCAATGAACCTCTGCATCCCTTATGAGCTGCACGCCGTTCAAGCGGATCCGCACGCCGTTGTTTGCGTTGAACCTGGCCTCCGAGCTGTCGAGCACAACTGTATCGCCTGCAGGGGTTGATGCCCCGGATACGTTGCCCGCGCCGGTCGAAAGCGTAATTACCTCGTTTGCTGCAAAGGCCGTAGTTACTGTAAGCGCTCTGCACAATGGTTCCTGTACTTTCGGCTCTACAACCAATATATCAGCGTTGCCTCCTTCCAGGTAGATGGTCGGGATATGGCATTCTGTGTACATCTTGTTCAGACAGAATTCTATTGTGCCGGTGACTTCCGTGAGCGTGATGGTGCCGTCTGCTGCAACGTAAACAAATGATATTTGCAGGTTTTCGGATCCGCCGGACGCGCCTATTGCAACGCCTTCGACTGTGCCGTTTGCGCACTGAATTAGACCGAATACGGTCCTGTCCGTGGCTGTTCTGATTTCGTCATGGGATGTCGCATCCCTCAACAATATCAGGTTGAGCTTGTTGCCCAGGGCGTCGGAATATGATGTTATAGCCCCTGCATCCCCTGCCCCGAGCGCCCCGGCTAATTCTGCCGCGGTAACTGCGCCGGATGTTATCGCCGTGGTCGGCGGAGAGGCTTTCATTACCGTTATTGTGCCCGCGCCGGTTTCTGTTGCGCCTATCTTGACGTAGCTTTTGCCCGATACAGTGACTACCTGTGAGTCCACAAAAGGCAGCCGGACAACCTTTCTCCTGTTCATGTAATCCATCAGGGTATTATAATTCCCAAGCGAGTCCGGCCTTAAAACGCTTACGTGTCTTGCATTAATCATGTTATGCCTCCTTTTTTATTTCAGCTTATTATTATCACTTCGTCGTATACGTCCAGGATCACGTCGAGCTTGAATGTTGTTGCCGACAGCCATGTCGCATTGACGCCTTTGATCTGGTACACGCCGTTCAAAAATATCATTATTGTTTCGTCCGAATTGAACTTTGCAGCGGTGTCGTTGAGATCCCCCGTGTCACCGCTTTTCGTATACAGCGCACCGCTGGCGGATACGGATAACGTCGTCTCGGCAGATATCGGGCCTGTTGCAACCAGCTTGGTGACCATGCTTGACGTCATGCTGTCGATGTATTCTGTTATCCAGTCGTTAGGCTTTCTCTGTATTGGCATCGGATCACCTCAAATCAGTTACATGCAGTTTCAGGCTCATAACGCCGGTTGCATTTACCGCATCATCATTTTTGATTTTTGCATACAGCGCGTTGACCGACGGGGAATCCGCATTGTCGTACTGTAAATTTACGTCAATGCGCTCATAGTTGTTGTCCATCTCTTCGTATGCAAGTATTTCGTTGATTGATTGATATGCGCACGTTGATTTATCGAACAGGGACAGGTCAAAATCGTCCGATGACCCCGATATATTTATCTGGTCTATCTTGCCATGTTTCGGTAACTGGTCAAGTTTTAGCTTTGCCGATGTCGTGGAGGCCGGGGTGCTTGGCAGGGCATAACTATACAGATATTGCCTCTGCCCGGATTTATCGTGCATCGATATTGTAGGTGTAATTGTGGTCATATAGTCCTCCATGATCCGCCTGCGCTTTCGGTGCCGGCGCAGGCTTGTCTTTTTTTTAAATGCGGGGCATTCAATCGGGAGGGTGGTAGCTGATTAAATGCCCCGCCGGGATATGCTTACTGCAATCCAACTTCCCAGGATTCGAGAAGCACGCTGCCTGCCTGTGCCGCGGTTGCGTGGAGCATGAAGAAGAAGGGCACAACCACTTCGTCAGCGTCAAAAGTAAACGCTGCTGGAACTGTCGGAGCTGCGCCGTTAATTTTGTACGTTACCACGCCGGCAGCGGAAACATAAACCTCAAGGGTATGCTCTTCGTTGTCCGCCCAGTCGTCGGTTGTGTCGGTCGTATCCGTTGTGTCGCCGTTTAGTATGGTCTCAATATTGATGTTGCCGGATATAACGTTGAGACACGCCATCTCGTCATAGTCATCGAGGTTACCCTGATATGCCTCGGCTTTCCTGAAGCCAAACGCAAAATCATCTGTGCCGGAAACGTCCGGGATTTTGAACTTTGCTTTTGCATAGAACGCAGGGGATGTGCCGACGACAAATGCAGCTCTGGACCGTGCGGTTATGCCGTTTGTAATCTCAACGCCGTCGTTGTCTGCCTGGTCCATCCCTACATCAAGGCCGCCAGCTGCGAGGCTTGGGGCGGTGATGGTCTGTGTGCCTTTCGGGCTGTATTCAAAGGCGTTGTCCTCAAACAGCATTGCGTTCTGGTGCCCGCCAGTGCCTGATGCCGCGCCGCCTGCTACCTTTGCTGTGACCGGGTTGCTCTCAAACTCTTCAAAGATAAAATCCCTGTCGAGCTTGGTCTGCCTGATGGTGTCGTCGGATATAAGGGCATTTACAACGCCGCCGAGGGGCATGTTGATGTTCAGGACAAGCACGTTGATTGTGTCGGTGCTGCCGGAGTCGATTGCCTCAAGGGCAATGCCGAAAAAAGTGCCTGTTGATTTTTTGCTGAGTTTCGGGGTGTCTGTCCTGGTGAAGTATATTGCATCTCCAATTGATACCGCCACGTTGCCGCTGTCGTTTACTCCCTTGACAGAGAGATCATACACGCCGGGGCCGACGTCTACCGCTGCCTCGTTGCTTGAATCTGCGTTGGTGAGCAATACTCCGTGCAAGCTATTAATCACCTCAGGGTCGCCGGAATCGTATCCGGCGGTCACTGTCAAATTCATCTTTCTTCCGTCCTGTATAAAATTATCAGCCATTTTAATGCCTCCTTTAATCTTTTTTATTAATCTTGTTCATATCTTCCGCGGCACGCTTTTATGTGTCAGGGTTCAGGTAGAGGCCCCGCCAGTCCATTGCCTTTGCGCCGACGTCGATTCTTACTTTGTATTCAACGCCGTCCACTGTCCAGCCCTGCTTCGTTTCCATGTAGGGGGCCTGCACGCCGTTCAAGAAAAACACGATTACGGTCTTGCCTTTGCGGGCCGCAAGGTACCAGTACTTTGACGAATTATCGTCAAGCCGTGGTTCGTAAATGCGTTTGAAATATGGGCCGCTGTAAGGATTTGTCCGTGTCGCTGCCAGGGATGAATCTGTCGCAACCGTATCGGAGTCGGCAAATTTTTCCGATTTGAAAAAGACCTCGCTTGTGCCTTCGAGCGCCTTCGGTGCAAGGAAAAATTCAGGGCGAATATTAAGCCGTCTTAAACCCTGCAAATCTTTCTGCGTGCCCATTGCGAGGATTGCAGCCGCAAGCGTGGCTACACCCGGAGGGGCTATGTTGCCGCCGGTTGCTATATTCCCGTGTGTGGAATTATCGAAAAGCGCCACGGCGTCGCCCATTGCCGAATTTGCTGTAAGGACTGCGTAGGCTACATCTCCGACTTTTCTTGCTGACGCTTCGCCGTGAGACTGCGGTATGCCGGTCAGGGCATTAAGGTCATCATTGATAATTGTCTGGCGGCTGATTGCAAAGATTTTGCCGTAAGTGGCAATCTGGTATGTTTCCTGCGCCTCTGTCCGCTTGCCGTATTTGTATTCGGTATCTTCCGGGATTTCGTCGAGATCGGATGCCTCCGAAATGCGCGGGGAATAATTTGTCTTAAAGTCAGGCACCTGGCCTGTTCCGCACCATTCCTGCCATGTCTCTTCCTGTGTCGCCCAGCCTTCGAACAGCGCCTTGTTGGCGACGTTTGCGAGCAGGTAGGGGAAGTCCGAGCTGGTTAATGCGCGGCCTATCATTTCGAGCGGCCTTCCGTCGGGGTTCTTGTTTGCCTGGCGGAGCGCCATCCTTGCGAGCTCGACAAGGCTGTAGCCTCTCAATTCATCTGCGCCGGCGCGGGGTTTCTCAATCCTGAGACCGGATCTCAGCATGAGGGAATCCTCTGCTGCCGCGCGGAATTTGTCTCGCTCATCTTCGCCGAACATAACAGTGCCGCGTACATTAGGGCTGGGGGTCTGTTTGCTGCGTGCGGAGATATGATCGAGCACAGACTTTCTTGCTTCGTCGATGTTCTTGTTGCCGGTGATAAGGGCGTCGGCAATGTCGTCGCACTCAAAGCGTCCGCACATTGCGCGGATCTCGACAATGCGCCCCTGCTCTTCCCTTGCTCCCTGCATCCTGGCTTCGTCGGCTGCCGTATCGGCGGCTGCTCTGCCTGACTGGGGC